CTATCCAATCCAGCAACTACGTGCCGGGCGTTTCCGGCTGGAAGCTCAACAGCCTTACTGGTGAGTTCGAGATCAACTCTTGCACTCTCGGCAGCGCGGCGAATGCGCCAGAGCGCCAGATGGTGTCGGTCGAAGTGGCCAGCTGGAGCAAGTACGACTTGCCCAAGAATGCCGCCAACCTGATCCAGTTCATGCAGGCAGAGCTTAAGCGGGTGCCGGAGCAGTATCGCCATGCCGCCGAGTTTGAAGAATTTGACGCGAGCTACGGCGATGAGTCGTTCAATTCCCGCCTGTTCCTGAGCTACTCCCGGATCGAAACCGAGGAAGAGCTGGAAGATCGCTTGGAGAAGGCGAGCGTAGCCGGTACTCGCATCAACCTGGTGGGTGGCGTGCTGAGCGTCTCGCATGATGGGGTGCTCCGAGCTCGGATCGGCAATCTGCAAAAGGATGAGCTGCCACAGCCATTCGTGGTGGTGGATGGGCAGGTATTCGTCAGTCAAGCTTTGGTGGTCGCGGGTATGCTCCCGATCAAACACAGCAGCGCCCAGCAAGTACTCGACAAGATCTCCACCGTTATCAGTGAGTCGTCGCTGGCTGCTGCGCTTGAGTCTCCAATTCCTGGGATTGTGCGTGACACCATCCGCGATGAACTTCGCCCAGGCGGCCTGCTTCACCGCTCACGCTAATCCATTCCTTTACTCCCTCACCGGGAGGATACCGAGATGCCAAACATGCCAGATAAGCCAGACACCTGGGCATTGATGCTTGCGTGGCTGAGCCAGCATGCGTCGATCCTTTACCCGGCCGGGCTGTCCTTTGCCATGGCTGTGTTGCGCATCACCTACGGTGGTGGCTCGCGCCGCCAGATGCTGGTGGAAGGCGTTCTGTGTGGTGGGTTGACCCTGACCATCATCAGCGGACTGGAGTTCTTCGGTCTGCCGCAGAGCATGGCCACCTTCGTTGGTGGATGGGTTGGCTTCCTTGGCGTCGAGAAGATCCGGTCGATAGCTGACCGGGTCACCGACTTCAAGCTACCCGGCAGGAGTGCTGACTGATGTCCAAGCTAAAGATGCACAGGCCGCCACTTAAGATGGCCGCAGTCCAGACCCTAAGGGTTCAGGTTGTGGCCGACAGGCGCATCACTGGCCGACGCCTTCAGGCTCGCCGCATGGCCATTTGGCGACAAGATCCGACCTGCGCAGTCTGCGGTCGAGTGGTCAACTTCCCTGACGGTTTTGAGCTGGACCACAAGGTCCCGCTATTCATGGGCGGTGAGGATGTTGAGGCGAACTGCCAGGTTCTATGTGTGCGCTTCGTGATGATCGAGGGCCAACGCACCAAGAACGGCTGCCACGCATCCAAGACATTGGCTGAGGCCATCTGAGCTCGCTGGTCTAAATGCACCGAAACGGTGCGTTGCTAGGGGCTTTGGCGTGCCACAAAGGGAGGGGAGGGGGTAAAACCTCAGTCCTTCTTTGCTCGGAAACCTCACCCTCTCCCATTCGTAGATTTTTTCCCCGTTAACAGGATCCGTTAACTATGGCGTTAACCGAACAAAAGCGCCGGTACGCCGAAGCGCGGCTGTCCGGTGAAGGCAAAAAGCAGGCGGCAATATCTGCTGGGTGCCCCGAAAAGACTGCATCGCAGGCGGCATCGCGGCTCGAAAAGGATCCTGAGGTTCAGGCTGCAATGGGGCGGGCGGTGGCTGTTAACTCGGCCAAAAAATCTGATCAGCCTGCAACTGATCCCGATCCCTACATTCCGGCGGCAGCGGATGACCCTATCGACTTTCTAAAAGGGGTCATGAAGGACTTGGTAGCAGACCCCAAGCTTCGGATCGATGCTGCAAAAGCGTTGCTGCCCTATACCCACGGGAAGGTTGCGGAGCAAGGCAAGAAAGATCAGAAGGCCAATGCGGCCAAGAAAGCCTCGGCAGGCCGATTCGGCCAGGGTGCGCCACCAAGACTAGCGGTCGATAACACACGGTGATTTGAATGGAGTGGTCAACTGCTTGCCTTGACTGGGAAGCAAGGATCGTTGCCGGTCAGTCATTGGTGCCTATCAAGCCGCTGTTCGCGGAGGAGGCAGCAGCCGGCCTTGAGGTCATGCAGCAACTGCGCATCGTGGATGCTCCTGGTAGTCCAACCATTGGCGAGGCATGCGCGCCTTGGGTGTCAGACTTCGCCGGCTCTGTATTCGGCTCCTACAACCCAGACACAGGCCGGCGCGAGATCAAAGAGTTCGCCCTGGTCATCCCGAAGAAGAACTCCAAGTCCACTATCGCTGCGGCGATCATGTTGACGTTGCTGATCCGCAACTGGCGGCAATCGGCGGAGCTGATCATTCTGGCGCCAACCATTGAAGTAGCGCAAAACGCCTTTGCCCCGGCCAGAGACATGGTCAAGCACGATGAGGAATTGGCCGATCTGCTCCATGTTCAAGAGCACATCAGGACTATCACCCATAGAGAGACGGGCGCAACGCTCAAGGTTGTAGCGGCTGACTCGAACACGGTCGGCGGCAAGAAGGCCAGTTTCATCCTGGTGGACGAGATTCACCTGTTCGGCAGCAATCACAATGCCGAGAACATGCTGCGCGAGGCAACTGGCGGTCTGGCCTCGCGGCCTGAGGGCTGCATCATTTATCTGACAACCCAGTCGGACAAGCCTCCGGCTGGGATCTTCTTGCAAAAGCTGCAGTACGCCCGAGGCGTCCGGGACGGAAAGATTAAGGATCACCGCTTCTTGGCGGTGATCTACGAGTTCCCTCGCTCGATGATCGAGGCCGGCGAGCATCGCAAGCCAGAGAACTTTCATGTCGTAAACCCGAACCTCGGGTACTCGGTAGATCGCGAATACCTTGAGCGCGAATTGGCGAAGGCCGAAGAGTCAGGTGAGGAGTCGCTGCGCGGCTTCCTCTCAAAATTCCTCAACGTTGAGATCGGCCTGGCGCTGATGTCGAGCCGCTGGGCCGGCGCGGAGTTCTGGGAGTCTCAGATCCGCAAGTGCGTCACGCTGGACTACATCCTCGAACGCAGCGAAGTAGTGACGATTGGCGTTGATGGGGGCGGGCTCGACGACTTGCTCGGCCTAGCCGTGCTTGGTCGTGACCGGGAAACCCGAGAGTGGTTGGCCTGGTGCCGGGCCTGGGCGCATCCATCGGTACTTGAGAGGCGTAAGGATATCGCTGCAAACCTCCACGATTACGCCCGAAGCGGTGATCTGGTGTTGGTTAAGCACATTGGCGATGACGTGGATGAAGTGGCCGACATCGTGGATCAGGTTGACGCCTCCGGCCTCCTGCATCAGGTGGGGCTAGATCCGGCTGGCATCGGTGCAATTCTCGAAGCGATCACCGCTCGCGGCGTCAGCCAGGAGAAGGTGGTCGGTGTCAGTCAGGGTTGGCGACTTGGTGGTGCGATCAAAACAACTGAGCGAAAGCTTGCCGAGGGCGGGCTTATTCATGCCGACCAGCCCTTGATGAATTGGTGTTGCGGTAACGCAAGGGTCGAGCCCAAGGGCAACTCAATTTTGATTACAAAACAGGCCAGCGGCTCGGCGAAGATCGACCCACTCATGGCTCTGTTCTGTGCGGTTTCGATAATGGCAACGAACCCAAAAGTGGAAGGCACCCTTTCTGACCACATCATGAAACACGGACTAAGAACCCTATGACCGATGAAATTAAGGCGCCCAAGCTTGCTGCGCTGAAGGAAGCCTTGCCTGACGTTATCGGGATACTTGGGCTTGGCCTTCTGACCCGGGGGTTGTGGGCATGGATGGGCGAACCTCTGGCCCTAACTGTTTGCGGAGCGCTCCTGATCACCTTGTCTGTTGTCTCGATAGTGCGGGGTGACCGGTGATGCTGCGATCACTCCTTGGAAGAAAGAGCGCCCCGCAGGCCATCGATACGTCGGAGAAACTCGCGCAAGCCCTGGGCGCAGGATACGAAAGCAACTCAGGACAACGCGTCACCACGAATAGCGCGATGCAACAGTTAGTCGTGTTCAACTGCGTCCGAGTCTTGGCGGAGTCGATGGGGATGCTTCCTTGTCAGCTTCTCAAAAAGACCGACCGAGTCCGGTTGCCCGCTACCGGCCACCGGCTTTACCCGCTCATTACCATGGCTCCCAACAGCTACATGACCGCTCAGGAGTTCTGGGAGCTGCTGGTAGCCTGTCTGTGTCTGCGCGGTAACTTCTATGCCTACAAGGTATCGGCGCTGGGAAATGTGGGCGAGTTGCTACCACTAAACCCAGACATCGTTACACCGAAGCTCAAGGACGACTGGACGGTTGAGTACACCGTCAATTTCAAGTCAGGCACCAAGGTACTGACGCAGGATGAAATTTGGCATGTTCGGCTGTTCACGCTGGATGGCCTGAATGGGCTTAACCCTATTGCCTATGCCCGCCAGGCGCTTGGTCTTGGTCAGGCTATGGACGCCCATGCTGCCAAGCTGTTTACCAATGGCGCCGTTACAAGTGGCGTCCTGCGCACCGATCAGGAGCTGTCTCCTGAGGCATTTGATCGGCTCAAGACGGAGTTTCAGGGCGAGCACATGGGCGTGGCCAACGCCTATAAGCCAATGATCTTGGAGATGGGGCTGGATTGGAAGCCGATCAGCCTCAGCGCTCAGGACACCCAGTTCATCGAATCCAAGAAGCTGACTGAGGCACAGATCTGCGGCTTGTTTCGCGTGCCGCCACACCTGGTGGCCAGCATGGAAAAGATGACGCTCAACAACATTGAGCACATGGGCATGAGCTTCGTGAACTACTCGCTGGTTCCGATCATGACTCGCATCGAGCACCGCATCCAAGTCGGCTTGCTCAACGAGAAAGACCGTCTGACCCACTACGCCAAGTTCAACGCCGGTGCGTTGATGCGCGGCGACCTGAAAGGGCGATACGAGGCGTATGCCAAGGGTATTCAGTGGAGCATTTTGAACTCAAACGAATGCCGCGACCTTGAGGACATGAACCCGCGCGAAGGGGGGGATGTGTACCTCACCCCAATGAACATGACCACTAAACCAGAGGCTGCCGACGATGCAGACAAAACAGCGTCTTGACGTGCCGCTGACCATTAAGTCGGTCAGCGACAGCGGCGAGTTCGAAGGCTACGGCTCAGTGTTTGGCGTCGTGGACAGCTACAGCGATGTGGTTGTCCGCGGTGCATTTGCAGCAAGCCTCGCCAGGTGGAAGGAAAAAGGGCGTCTTCCGGCGATGCTCTGGCAGCACCAAATGAGCGAGCCGATCGGCGTTTACACCGAGATGCGCGAGGACGACGTGGGGCTGTATGTCAAAGGCCGCCTCCTGGTTGAGGCAGATCCTCTGGCCAAGCGTGCGCACGGACACATGAAGGCAGGAAGCCTTACCGGATTGTCCATCGGCTACATGCTTGAGGATGGCGGTTACGACTACGACAAAGAAAAGGGTATCTGGCTGCTGAAGGCAATCGACTTGTGGGAAGTATCCCCGGTCACCTTCCCGGCCAACGACGAGGCCCGGATCACTGATGTGAAATCTCTGCTGGCCCGTGGCGAAACACCGCCGCCCAGCAAAGTGGAGCGAGCCCTTCGAGAGGTTGGGTTTTCTGGCTCCCAGGCCAAGGCCTTTATGGCCAAGGGCTACGGCGCAGTTTCACCGCGAGAGGCGGATGCCGACGAAGCAATGCAATCACTCAAATCACTGTTGACCCGCATTTAAGGAGCCTCTCATGGCTGTTGAAAAGAAAGATATCGAAGACGTCGCCGAAGCCCTGGGCAAGAAGTTCGACGAATTTAAAAAGACCAATGACAAGCGTATTGACGGCCTGGAAGAAGAAAAAGGCAAGCTGTCCGGCCAGGTCGACACCCTCAACGAAAAGCTGAGCGAGCTTGATGAGCTGAAAAGCAATCTGGAAAAAGAGCTGTTGTCCCTCAAGCGTCCAGACGGCACCGGCACCAAGGCCGCCAGTGAGCACAAGACCGCATTCATGCAGTTCGTGCGCAAGGGTATCGAGACCGGCCTGGGCGAACTGCAGGCCAAGGCATTGCAGGTCGGCGTTGAAGCAGATGGCGGCTTCGCGGTTCCCGAAGAGTTGGACCGCAGCATCATCGAACTGCTGCGCGATACATCGCCTATGCGTCAGGTCTGCAATCAGATCACCGTTGGTAGCCCAGACTACAAACGCCTGGTTAACCTCGGCGGCAACGGTGCTGGCTGGGTAGGTGAAACCGACCCTCGTCCGGCAACCAACACTCCAAAGCTCGGCAACATCTCTGCGTTTATGGGTGAGCTGTACGCCAACCCACAAGCCACTCAGACCAGCCTTGACGACATCTTCTTCGATGCCGAGGGCTGGTTGAATGGTGAGGTTGCTCGCGACTTCGCCGAGAAGGAAGGCAATGCTTTCCTGAAAGGTGATGGCGTCAACAAGCCGAAAGGCCTGCTGGCCTACGGTCTGGATGTGAAAGACGACGACGCTCGCGCCTTCGGCGTTCTGCAAAAGCTCGTCTCTGGTGCCGCCGGCGCGATCACTGGCGATAGCCTGATCAACCTGATTCACGCGCTCAAAGCGGGCTACCGTGCGAATGGCACCTGGATGATGGGCAACCTGACTGTTGCCTATGTCCGCAAGCTGAAGGACAGCGAGGGCAACTACCTGTGGCGTCCAGGCCTTGAAGCTGGTGCGCCGTCGGTCCTTCTGGGCTACGGGATCACCGAAAACGAAGATATGCCCGACGTTGCCGCCGATGCCAATGCAATTGCATTCGGTGACTTCAAGCGCGCTTACACCGTTGTCGACCGTATCGGCACCCGCGTGCTGCGTGACCCCTACACCAACAAGCCGTTCGTTGGTTTCTACACCACCAAGCGCGTCGGCGGCATGCTGGTCGACTCCCAGGCCGTGAAGATTCTCACCCTGAGCGCTGCTGCCTAAACGGGCGGGCGCCTGCGGGCGCCCAGCCTACTGGAGGATTTATGCCGATCATTATTGTGAAAAAGCCGTTCCCATTCTCAGCGGATGGCAACCATGTAGTTGAGGTTGCGGCCGGCGAGCAGGATGTCTCGGAGCGATGCGCGTTGGTTGCGGTCGAGCACCTGGGCGTTGCGTCCTACCTTAATCAACTGGACGCCAATGGTCTGAAGCTAGATGGTCCGACCATTGCCGAGTTTGTAGCAGGCGGCTATCTGGCGCTGAATTACCCGCCTGAGGGTTATGCGTCGCGCAGCTCGCAGGAAGAAATCGACGCCGCGATCGATGCGCAGAAAGAAACCGATCCGCTCAAGATGAAGGTTCCCGATCTGAAGGCCTGGCTTGTTGGCAAGGGGATCGAGTTCGATCCGTCGGCCAACAAAGAAGCCCTTCAGGCGCTGGTGCCGAAGGTTGATTGATCTCCCCATCGTCAAGGCTCACTTGCGGGTCGACCATGACGACGAGGATGCGCTGATTGAAGGCTACAGGGACGCAGCCCTTAGCGCGTTTGAGACCTGGACCAATCGAACACTTGTCGATCCAGAGACGGCTTTGCCAGATCCGGTCGGCAATGCGCTGTTGATGACCAAGGCAATTAAGCAAGGAGCGCTGTTGCTGATAGGTCACTGGTACGCCAGCCGCGAAACCGTGGTGATAGGAACAATCACTGCTGAGCTGCCGATGGCGACCAACGCGCTTTGGAAATCCCATCGCTGGGTGAATATATGAGAGCCGGTCCATTGCGTCACCGCTGCATGCGCCGCGGTTACATCCATGACAAGGACGCCCTCGGTCAGCCCTCGAAAGTCTGGGGTGATCTCGGAAAGCTCTGGGCGGAAATCAACATTCCTTCCGGGCGCATGTACGAGGCCGCGTCACAGATGCAGGTCACGGTCACTGCCGAGATCAACATCCGCTACTGCAAGGACGTGGTGGCTGGCCAGCACCTGGTGCACGACGGCATCACCTACGAAATCGTCGCGCCGCTGGCTACCAACCAGCGGGACATGCTGAAACTCATGTGCAAAACGGTGAAGCCAAAATGAGTAATGGATCGCTGACTGTGCTTGGACTTGGTGAGTTACAGGCCGATTTTGAGCGCCTGGCCAAATCCGTAGGTAACAAGATCGCCAGGGACGCAGTCATGGCTGGCGCCAGGGTGGCTAGGGACAAGGCTCGGAGCACAGCACCAGTTCGCACGGGAAAGCTGAAGAAGAACATCATTGCTGTCAGCGTAAAACAGGCTGACACGCCTGGCGGTGCTACTGCCGGCATTCGCGTGAAGAGGCCAGCCGGCAAGCAAGCAAAAGCGCTAAAGCGCCCTGGCAAGAAAGGTCGTAGCAGCAAAACGGAGTGGGACGCGCCGTTCTACTGGAAATTCCTGGAACTGGGCACCTCGAAGATGCAAGCCCACCCATTCATTCGCCCTGCATGGGACGGCAGCCTGCCTCAAATCGAGAAGGCCGTCGCTGACAAGCTGGCCGAAGGCATCGACAACGCCATCACCCGGTAACCCCAATGATTGAGAAATTCCTCATCGACAGGCTTTCGCCTCTGGTCGACGGGCGAGTGTACTTCGGCGTTGCGCCGGAGGATGCCGCCCAGCCGCGCTTGGTCATTCAAACGGTCAGCGGTGGCGCAGGTTTCACGCTCGCTGGCTGGGACGGTTCCAGCGATCTGACGATACAGCTTGATGCTTGGGGCGAAAGTTTTCTCCAGGCACTGACGCTGGCTGGCGAGGCGTTCGCGGTCATGACCGCAGATGGCGCTGACTTCACTACAGGCAGCGCTGACCGCTTGCCTGACGAATTCGAAAACGACACCAAACTTTTCAGCGTGAGCT